TTCCTCAAATCTATCTAACCCCAAGTTTCTTTCTTTCTTACTTACTTTCGCAACATAAAAAAATCGTGAGGCACCACCACTATCACTAAATCCACCACTCATAGTATCAACTTCACCAGTGTTTTCTTGCCAAATAGTATTATCTTTCTTAAAGTTAGTTCTTTTTTGGCTTGATGATACACCACTTTGTTCGTCTAACAATTCAGCAGCAGTTTCATCTAATATGATGTTGGCTGGAAATCTGCCTTCTTGTTCGTGATAACTATTATCAACTCTTGCTCCTTCTATTTGTGAATATAAACCACCCTTTGTGTCTTTTGTATTTATGATTACCTTTTCAGTTCCAACTCGACAACCATCTATATTTATTCCACCAGTTCCCCAATTAATAACATTTTCAGCAATTGTTTTTTCACTTAAAGGCTTACGAGCAACACAGATAGGTTCATTTGCTGGTTTAAGAGCAGTTCCCCAACCTTCATATTTAGATTGACCTTTTGTAAGTTCTATTTCAGTTGGCTTAAAGTTAGTATCAAAACCAAACTTTGTTTTCTTTTCGCCTTCTGGTGGAGCCATACTCATTTTAGTTCCAACAACCTCACGCTCATTGCCTTCTAATTTATCAATAGCCTTACCGATGTTATGGCTTTTAGGAAATCCTGAACCATACAACCACATCACTTGGTCTCTAATCTCAAAACCAGCATCTTCTATATTCACAACCATTCTGTGATATGTTCTTGTTCCACCAAATGATAAGATATGACCGCCGGGTTTTAGAACTCTATAAACTTCTTTCCAGAACTCAACAGAAGGAACATCATAGTCCCACTTCTTACCCATAAAAGATAGACCATATGGTGGATCACTGACTATACTATCAATAGAATTATCTGGTAATTTTTTAAGGCTTTCCATATTATCACCTAACATTAATTTTACTTTTTTCATATTCTTTTTTTATTTTTTAATTAGTTGTCTATATTCTTCATAGGCTTCTATTCTTGCCTCAGCAATCTTAAAGTAATCTTCATCCATTTCCATACCGATAAATCTAAACCCTTCTAACTGAGCCGCAATACCAGTTGAACCTGAACCCATAAACGGATCAAGAACAATACCTCCTTCTGGTGTAATTAAACGACATAGATAGGTCATTAGGTTGATTGGTTTAAGTGTTGGATGAGTGTTCTTTGTTGGTGTTGGTCGTTTTTTGTAGGCAACTGATGTGGCATCTTGACCTTCATCACGACCTTCAATAATCTTATTCTCAAAGTTATCTAATCCTAAGTTTCTTTCTTTCTTACTTACTTTCGCAACATAAAAGAAGCGTGAGGCACCACCTTTATCACTAAATGTTGATTGTCTTATGCCCTTTTGATACTTACCATATATGTCTGAGTTATTATCACCTTCCCATTTATTAGAACTTGACTTTGATACACCACTTTGTTCGTCAAGAATTTCAGCAGCAGTTTCATCTAATATGATGTTGGCTGGAAATCTGCCTTCTGTGTTGTGAATATGACCTTCACCTATACCAAATGAACTATTCTTTTGATTTGAGTTTAATGAGCCGGGTATAGATGACTTCTCATCTGCTTCGCTTTTATATTCAATCCTACAACCATCTATATTTATACCACCAGTTCCCCACTTAATAACATTCTCAGCAATTGTCTTTTCGCTTAAAGGCTTACGAGCAACACAGATAGGTTCATTTGCTGGTTTAAGGGCAGTTCCCCAACCTTCATATTTAGATTGACCTTTTGTGATGTTTCTATCACCTATGCCATAATCACCAAAATCGGAACCGGCAGTTCTATTATTCTTAACTTCTTTAACCAACTGACGCTCATTACCTTCAATCTTATCAACAGCCTTACCTATGTTATGACTTTTAGGAAATCCTGAACCATACAACCACATCACTTGGTCTCTAATCTCAAAGCCGGCGTCTTCTATATTCACCACCATACGATGATATGTTCTTGTACCACCAAATGATAAGATATGACCTCCTGGTTTAAGAACTCTATACACCTCTCTCCAGAACTCAACAGACGGAACATCATAATCCCACTTCTTACCCATAAAAGATAATCCATATGGTGGATCCGAAACAATAGAATCTATACTATTCTCTGGTAATTTTTTAAGGCTTTCCATATTATCACCTAACATTAACTTAAATTGTTTTTTCATATTCATTTTTTATTTTTTATAGCCTAACTTTTCTTTCTAAAGGCCCTATGTATTTGTCGTACCAGAAACTTATAAAGGCTAAGGCCGATGCTAAGATTAAGTTCTCAGTATAACATAATGTAATCCAGAAGCTGACGCACTTTAGGCACGATGTAAGAAGCTTTATTAAGTTCCATAACAACTTGTTAGGTAGTAGTTCTAATACCATCTGTAGTGGCTCAAATCGTGTTATGAACCAACTTACTAACCATATACTAATTAAGATTTCTATCATCATTTAATTCTTTTTTTATTTTATCTCTTGTCTTTTTAATTGTATAAGCTATACTTTTTAGATTTATACCAGTCATTTCACTTATCTCTCTTAACTTATACCCCATCTTGTAATGATAATTAAATAAGGTCTTATCATACCAGTGCTGGTTATTAACTATGTTGTCTATTTTATCAATATAGTCATTTGTTTCTTCTTCAACTGAGACATCAACACCCCATCCTTCTTGTATTGATAAGTGGTTCTTTGCTAAGTAGAACATACCGGTGTCTTTTACTCTACCAGCAACTATTCTTTTACAAATAACGAAACATAAATACTCTAAGTAATTATTATTTACAGCATTAAATAACTTTATATCTTTCATATTCATCAATTGTATAACTAACTGACTTTTAAGTTCTTCCCACTCTGGATGTATAGTCTTACAATACCTTATTACATTAGTATTATTATATACGAGTATAATTATTTCTTCTTTAGTCATTATTTTCAGGTAGTGGCGCTAAATATAAGTCGTTGAACTTTTTTAGATTAGAACAAGCCTCAAATTGTTCTTCTTCTAAACATCTTTGTCTCATATGACCTACGAGATCTAACCAATAGATAGCCATCTTAATTTGTATTTGATTAGATATACCACTTACGGCTATAAACTCAATAGTTTCATCAAACTTTTCTATAATCTTTAGAACTGACTTATCTTTTAGAACTCGGTCTGTAAGTAAAATAGATAATATAGTATTACACTCATCCATTAAGTTCCATATTGTATGATGTAATTCATATCTACCAATTATAAACTCGGGTAGCTTATTTGTTATATCATAGAACTCTTTGCGTATTTCCTCAATAGATTTACCAATTTTCATAGTCTATATATTAATTTTTAGTTTCTCTTTTAATTAAGGCTTTTAGATAACCACCATTAGCATAATTTTTCTTGTAGTATTCTCTTCTGTAAGCCTTCATATCAGCTGTTAAGTTCTTTTCTTTTTTTTTATACTTGTAATACTTTTTCTTATGGTCGGCTTTCTTTCTAACCTCTTCTAATCTAAGTTCTCTATTTTCTTTATTGAACTCATATACTTTTTTTAGATTCTTTAACATTTCTATGACTTGAGCTTCTTCGGTCAAGGTGTCTAATAAGGTTGCTTCTTCATTTACATCTAAGTAAAGGTCAGCTACTCTAAAGTTATCTACAAGATTATTGGTACCAAACTTAAATCTAACTAATATGCGTCTAATACCTTCATATGTTTCATTATCTAAAAAAGGTATTTCTTTAACCTTTCTATTATATCTTCTTTTACCATCTGTATTTTTGTTATCTTCTCTACATATAATACAAAGACCGGTGTTAGAACCGGCTAACATCATATTACCGCACTTAGAACACTCTTTCTTAGGCTTCTTTTCTTTAGAATAACAAGACTTACAAAGACTTTTAGGCCCTCTTGATATAACTTTACCGGCATCTGTAATACTACCATACTCAGAAAGACATCTACTACAATTTGTTTCTAATACTTTTGTAGCTTTGACTGGTAATTTGCCTTTGTTATATAACTTTTGATAACAAGGATTACATCTACCTCTTGAGTGGTATTTTCTGTTGTTATCAAATACATAACCGCAATCGTCGCAAGATGTATTCTTTTCTTTAGTTCTATACCTCGTCATCTTTGAGGTATAATTTTAATAAAGAGTTCAATAAGGCTTTGTTCTTGATAATCTCTTTTATATTATCCTCTCGTAATGCTTTAACTAAGTAGTAATTAATGCTGATAATTTCTTCTGTTATACTTTCTTTTTCCATAATGTATATATTAAGATTAGTGGTTCTTTAGCATAAAAAAAGCCTCCAGAGTGAATTGGAGGCTTTTAAGTCTTTGATATACCTTTATACTGAACGGCAATTCGGAAATAAGAGGTGATATATGAATAGACGGATAACAAGAAACTTTTGATAAACCTATTATCTACATTTTATATAAAATAAATTGAAAAAGTTTAGGTTCATATGTAAAGTTGTTGTATATTTGTTGTATAGAAAAACAATTAAAGATAAAAGATATGACTACAGAAGATTTTAACCACGGAGATTTAGTATTAATTGAGATGACTGACTACATAGATAACGGAGTAAATAAGCCTACAAAAGTTATTAAGGAGTTAGAGTATAGAATAGTTGTAAATAGTAGAGGTAAAAAAACTATCAAAGATCCTAAGCACGGAACATCTATACTTAAAAACTTTAGAAAAGATGAATCGGTTAAAGGTTCTTTTGGAATGTTTATGTATAAAAGCTCTTGGTTAAATTATGGTTATAGAGTTCTTGGTGGTGTTGATGTTATTAGAGAAAGTAAATTAAAATCTTTAGGAGTAGGTTAGATTCTAACTTAAGCATAGAGAGTTCTACAACCTCATATTAAAGGAAGTAATATAGATCTTTTATATTCTATATTCAAGCCATTACTCCGATAACTACCTCTCTATCTGTAGCCCAACCATTCGGTGAATACTCAGTTGATTTCTCGGGTTGTTAATTTAGAAACATAGCCCTATTGAGTATTAGTATAACTTACCTAAGTCTTATTTTTAAGGATTTCGTGTAGGATTTATTTTCATTAACATTATTTAGTCTCGGCTCCTATAACTATAACCATAAAAAAGATTTTCTATTTTTAATCTCCTGTATGAATATACAATATAAGTATTACAACAAGTCCCCCATCACCATTACGGTGTATTTATCAGCAGATTTACATCTCCGATGAACCATATCTAAATTACTTTAATTATCTTTTACCTCTTAATTGCCCGTAGTATGTTGCCGTTGTGCTTTTTATTTCCTTCTAATGCCGTTATCTTTATGTTATATTTATTAAGTTAGAAAAGTTGGTTCCAGAAAAGGTGGATTTTATATAGTATGATATATAAACAATTTTTATTTTTAATATATAACATATATGAAACTTAACGCGAAACAATTTATCAGGTCAATACCATCTGGAGAGGGTCAATATAAAATATACGCTATATTATCAATACAGACTGGAGATATAATATATGTAGGTATAACAAAAAGAACTCTTGGATATAGATTATCTTCTCATAAGACCTCTATGTATTTAGGAACAAAAGACATATCAATAATGTTAATTACAAATACAGATAATAGAGCTGAAGAGAGCTATTATATAAAAATGTTCTCATCATTAGGATTTAATCTTCTTAATAAAAATAAAGGTATATCGGATAAGATTAATAATATGGATAAGATTAATAAATTAACCGAAGAAGAAAAAGTAGAAAGAGCTAAAATTAGAAGAAAGAACTACTACGAGAAAAATAAAGAGAAGCTTGATAATAAAAATAAAAAGTACCAAGAAGAAAATAAAGAGCGGTTAAAGGAATATAGAAAAGAATACTACAGAGAGTATTACCATAAAAAAATAAAGAATAATGAATAGAGACAACGAAATAAAATTGAAAAAGGTATTAGCTTATCACCTTCAACGAGGTATTATCACCAAGAAAAAGTATAAGAAAGAATTAGATTACATAAAATTATTAAAGCAAAATGATAAGAAAGCCTAAAAGAATAACCGAAGAGGATTTAACACCTGAAGAAAGTGTTATGTATGAAGAGTGGTATGTAAATAAGATGAGAGATATATCAAGAAATACTCATTTTAGTAATGAACCATTTGTATTTGAGAAACTAACAGAAAGATATGATGCCGATCAATTTTATAGTGAGGTTATTGTAGCAAAAAGAAGACAAGAAAAATTAAATAACTTAGGAATATGAAGACAAGAAATATAAACCATAAAGACATAGCAATACTAATCTTCAGCTTATTTAAGCCTGAGATCTTTCATAATGAAATGATATACAAGATTATACCTCACGAAGCTGAAAAGAACTTTGGTATAGAAGATATGACCGAGAAGGATATACAATTTGTTAAAGACATATTAATTGCTATTGATAACATTACTGGAGACGGATATGATTTCTAAGTTAAAAGCGGTTCTTAATAACAACCATAAACTTGAAAATTGGTTAGTTGATGATGCTGATATAGAAAAAGATGTCTTACACCTTTATTACAAAGGTGAATACTATTTAAGAATAGATGGTTTCTATAAGAGTGAGACTGATCTTCATAGTGTAATAAAAGAGTGTAATAGAGATATAAAAATAAATAACATAATAGAGTGAAGTTCTACGATAAGTTTCAAGAAGCAGCATACAAAGAAAGGTTAGCATTTGATAACCTTGTAAGATTGTATAATCTATTTAGTAAAGAAAAGTATTCTATTCTAAAGACACCTTACGATGGTATGGATGAATATGATGTATTGGTTCAACGACATACTAAAGGTTCAATAGAAAGAAGATTTATCATAGAATTGAAGATTAGGATGTTATCAGGAGATGCCTTACAACAAGCCGAAACAGATGGTTATATCTTTGAGAGTAAAAAGTATAATTCACTTAAAAGGATTAGAGATATAGATGCTGCTTATAATGTCGCCTTATACATTTCATTTACACCGACAGGAACTTATATGTGGAATATAAATGAACTTGAAGAGAAAGGCTTATTGAAGCCTATTAAGAAAGAAATGAATAAGGCAACTATGAACTCACGAGATGATAAAGCAAATAAGAAAGTTTATCTTCTTAAAAAAGAGTGGGCTAAGGACTGGTCTTACATATGGTCGGAAGATCAATTTAACAGATGCTTAGCTGAGAAAGAAATTGAAAAGCAATCTATTAAAGAACAATTAATGGCTGATAAGAACTTACTTGAAAAAGTCTTGTTCGGCTAAAATTAAAGAAACCCCTAACTTTTATTTGTCTTTTAGTTAGGGGTTCTTTATTTTTCGTTTAGTGGTTATTTAACTCTTTTATTTAACTCTTTAATTTCTTTAGTTAGTTCTACTACAGCATCCTTAAGGCTATCAAACTTATCACTTATATTAGCATACTTATTAGTATGGTCGTTCTTCAATATATCCAACTGGTTCTTTGTTTCATAAGACAAG